AGGTAAAAGCCCTGTGATAGTGGGTAAACTAGTAACAGATTGGGCGTTAAATAACCTTTGTGAAGAAATATGGACGGCTCACGACATAAGAAATAGACTTGCAACTTTAGTTTGTAAAAGAATAGGTTTTAAACCTTTTAAAAATATGAAAGCAGAACACGGAACAATGATACTTATGAGAAAAGGGAGGTAATTATGGGTATAGAAGCAGGAACCTTGATAGCTTATGCGGCGGTGGCTTCAGCAGCGGTAGGAGTCGCTAGTGCGGCAGGAGCTTTTGGTAAGCCCGGAGCACCTAAAATGGAAATGCCAAAACCGGAAGATACCGGAAAGGTTAGTGAGGAAGAGGCAAAAGATGTGGCTAGGAAGCGATTGTTTCGAGCAGGAATATTTGCTACATCCCCCACCGGTTTGGGTGGCGGAAGCGAACCTACGGCAACAGCAAGGCTTAGATAAAAGGAGGGCATTTAATGGCAATAAAACAATCCCTCGACCGTATAACCCAACTTAATCGGGAACGGGAAGGGTATCAGAAAGCTAAATTGAATTTTAATAATCAATATGCCGCCTTATCACAGTATTATTATCAAAGACAAGAAAACACTAACACTTACACTCCTCAGATTATGGAAGGGGAGTTTAAAAACGACGGGGCGATAAATGATAATATTGGGATGAAAAGCGCTAAGGCAATGGCTTCGGCGATTATGGGAATGGTTTGGAAAAATGAAGCCGGGACATTTCGTCTTGTTAAGTCTAAGGCGTTGGGTGATAATGCGAAGGTAACTGATTATTTTAAGCGGATAAATGAGGATATGGCTATGTTTTTTGAAAGGCCAAAATCCCGGTTTGTCTCTTCACTATTTAAAACTATCCTTGAAAACGTAATATATGGGACAAGTGGATTGGTTGTGCAGAGCGGGGGATACGAGGCCCCGTTGAAGTTTCATAATAAGTCCATTCTCTCTTTCTATCTTGGGTATGACAAAGATGGGGAGATAAACGCTGTTTTTATTGACTGTAATGTTTCGGCCCAGGAATTGTTTGATGAGTACGGTAATGAAGCAGGCAGCGCGGTGGCGGAGGCGATGGCGCAGAAAGATTATGCGCGAAAGTTTGTTGTTACAGAGGCGATAAAGCCAAGAAAAAATAAAAAAGCGATAAAGGGTAAATTAGCTATGCCGTTTTCGTCGGATAAATTTATGCCGAATGAGTCGGTGTATTTGGAAGAGGGAGGCTATGAGTCTTTACCGCTAAAAGTTTTATTTTATGACAGGCTTGAATATGAATCGTATGGCCGTAGTCCGGGAATGGAAGCGTTGCCTACCGTAGTGCAGGCTAATGTTTGTAATGAGATATTAGCGATAGGCGGTGAATTGTCTGCTCAACCGGCGATGGGTATGTATGATAACGGGACATTAGCCGGATTGGCTGTTGATTTATCTGCCGGAGCATTGAATGTTTTTAATGTGGCCGGGACAGTACCGGGCGAACAGCCTCTCTTTCCTTTGTTTGAGGTAGGGGATTTGAGAGTAATAGCGGAATGGTTAGTCGCATTGAAAGAAGAAGTTAAAGGCTATTTTTTACTTGATAAACTATATGATTTGAATATGAACCACCAACAGCGGATGACTCTTGGTGAGGCGATGATTAGAGATGCGATACGTTCGGATTCGTTAACGCCGGTATTTACTCAAATTATGGCTTTTCTTACCGAGGTATTACAACGAGCGGTGGATATACTTTTTGGGATGGGGCTGTTAGGCGTACCTGATGTGGGTAATGAAAAAGATTCTACGGTTAATAAACTAATAGAAAACGGATTTGTTCCTTTTGAGATACCCGGTGAGGTATTAGAGGTGCAGATGAGTGGGTTAGACTGGTATGATATCGAGTTTATTAACCCGGCATCGAGAATAATGAATAATGAAGAATTACAGTCTACATTAAAATTTATCGAGGTTATAGCCCAAGCCGGGGCGGTAAGTCAAGATTTTATTGACGTTATTGACCCCGATGGAACAGCGGAGAAATTAAAAGAATTAACCGCAACAGATACGGTGGTGACTCGCCCGTTAAAGGAAAGGTTAAAAATAAGAGAAGCAAGAGCACAAGCACAGCAACAAATGGCTCAGTTAGAGGCACAATTAAAACAGGCACAGGCGCAGCAAATGAGTGGCCAAGCATCTGCGTCTCAAAGTAATGCGGTAAAAGCAATGTCAGAATAGGGGGTAACACATGGCAAAAGAGAACATACCGAGGTTTAGTCGGGAATCGATTAAGGCGAAACAGGATGCACAAAAAGAACAGATGGAGAAAAATAGAAATGAGTTGCGTAAAACCATAAAAAATGTTGCAGATACAGAAAGCGGCAAACAGTTTTTGCGGTTTTTGTTTTTTCTTTGTGGGGGAGACGTACCGACTGTTTTGAGAGATAAAGATCAAAAAATCGATGTGAACGAAACTTTTACAACTTTTGGATCAAGACTTATTTGGGAAACGATTAGGTTTAATATGGATTCTGATACAATAAAACAAATTGAAAGACATAAATGGGAAGATTTAATAGGAGGGAGATAATATGGCGTTTGGAAACATGACAAGTGATTTATTGTTTTGGGTTTTCCCATTATTAGGGGGGCTTACTTTTGCTGACGATGGCGGCGGTAGTGGCGACGGTGGCGACGACGGCGATAGTGGCGATGACGGTGACAAAAAGACTAATGGTGATGGCCCTTCTAAAACGAAACGAGTAGGGGATATGGATTTTAAGGTTCCGGAAGAATTTAAAGATGAAAAATGGGCCCAAAAAATAAAATCTAAAGATGATGTTTGGAGGGAGTTATCGCACGCGCAAAAACTTATCGGAAGAAAAGGAGTTATTCGCCCTTCTGATGACGCCCCAAAGGAAGAGTGGGATGAGTTTTATAACGCTCAAGGAAGGCCGGAGAATCCAGAAGGGTATGAGTTTAAGACTCATATAGAGGAATTAAAAGACGTTGAGAGAAATGCGGAAATTGATAATTTTACTAAGAATCTTTTTCATCGGCACGGAATCCCAAAACAGAAAGCAGAACAAATTGTAAAGGAATATGAAGAAGGGATATATAAATTCCAAAAACCGGTGATTGAGAAGATTGCTAAAGTTGAGACAGAGTTTCAAAAGCTTTCTCGTCAGGTTTTGGGCGAGAATAAAGCCGAAACGATGGATAAATTTAAAGATATCATGAGGGAATCACTTGGCGATAGTGCTTTTTTAGCTCAAAAACTGGAGACAATGGATAATGACGCTTTAATGACAACTATAGTGTTTGCTAAAAACCTTCACGATAAATATGTGGGGGAGAATAAGATAACGAACAGCCCTGACGGGTCAAGTAATATGACCGGAGATTTACGTTCGGATTTTCGTTCGTTATCCGAACAAAAAATTAAGCTTAAATTAAATAAGAATCTGCCGAAACACGTAAAAGATCAGAAAATACAGCATCTTAATTCCCAAATGAAAAAGATTGGAGAGAAAGCGGCAGAGCAAGGCATAGACCTATTTAGTAAAAGGTCTTGACTTTATTAAGATTGTGTGGTATACTAATATATAATAATTACTACGTCCGTTAAACGGACTGGCATGAACGGGGAGCGATTTTTCCCGATATAAAGGAAAACACGTCCGGCCTTGTTTAGACGTCAAGACGGGTATCGTAGAGTGTAGAATGGTTTATGCTTTATTGATAACCGAAGACAGAATAAGGAGGACGAAATGTCAAGAGCAGATTATGCGGGCGTAGAAACAGTCTTAAAAGACGACTATCTTGGTAATCTTTTAGACATACCCCAGCAACAAGACACTCGCCTATTTAATGGTTTCGCAGATGTAACGGTTGAGGGAAAACAAATGTATATCGACGGTATTGCGCCGGTTGATTACAGAATTGATAACTCTTACAATGCTTCATCTCAAGGAACCGCAGCTAATCTTTTCCGTAGAAAGTTAACAACCGATAGGATGATTATCGAAGTGGATTATGATGAACACTGGTTTAGAAAAACCACTTCTCAAAATCCTTCTAACCTTATTACCCCTGAAATGATGAAAGCATCTTACAGATTTTTAGATAAGGTCGGAATTAATGCAGCTTTTGCTACTGTTTACTATGGAGAGAAAGGCGACTCATCTTTAACTTTTGCTAACGATAATGGAATAACAATAGACGCTACCGGTGGAATTACTGTTGATTTACTTCGCAAGATTATGCATAGATTTACCGGTACTGAAGTTATTACTCCGGCTGGTTTAGCTAATGTTAAGTTTGTGATTACTGAAGACGAACAATACGATATGGGTGGAATAACTCAGTTGACTTCCTGGCAGTTTCAGGCAGTTTACCCTCAAAACGCAGTAGGAGCAGGTAACGAATCCGGTTTTGGCCGTCAGTTAGGTATGCAGAATGTGACTTTTGGGGCGCAGGCTGAAACAGGTAAAATGCTTGACGAAGACAGCGGAACTAGAGATTGTATTGCTTTGGCTAATGACGCATTGATTTATGGTGTTGCGTCAGACGGGATTAACTTTGAGGTTATCCCTTTAAAAGAGTCAAAGATTTCAACTGTTAGGCTTCGCCTGACTTTGACCGCAGGTTGTGTAAGAACTAATGGTATGAAAGTCATTAAGTTTGAGACAACTGCTAAAGACCCGGACAGTTTCTATTGATAAGAGCTTTTTAAACTAAGAAAATAGGAGGGAATTATGGGAAACAATGAATTAGACCTCACGTTTAAGAAGTTTAGTGAATTAGAAACGGGGTCTGACAGTATAGCGACAGATGACAAACTTATTGTATCAGATGTTTCAGATGACGGAAAAGTTGTTGTTCGGCCGGTGTCTGATTTAACAGACGTTGTAAGGTCTACAGTATCTATTACAGATGGCACATCATACGAGGTTCTTGCGGAAAATTCTGGAAAGGTACATGTGATTCCTGACCTTACAGATGACTGTACAATAACTTTACCAGATGTCGCAGACGGATTAAGTTATCAGTTTATCTACAAAGGCGTTGCAGAAGACACAAAAGATGTTACCTTTGACACCGGTTCAGATACTAATTATTATTTGGGTGGGGTTACCGGATTAGATGACGATGATGGAGACATTTCAGTTATCTATCCTGATGGTGATAGTAATTCAGTAATGAAGATTAATACTCTGAATGCGGGGTCAAAGATAGAATTGTATTGTGATGGCACAAACTGGATAGTAAATGGTTTGGTTGTATCCGGGACGGATACACACACTGCTTTTTCTGACCAGTAATAAGGCCAGTTAAATAAAAAGGAGGAATAGAAAATGGCAAGTGTACAACATGTAACCGAGTATGATAAACGAGATAAAGGCATAAAGGTTGCCGGAACAGATCTTTTACAGATCATAGTTCCTTTTGTGGTGGATACAGACTATGATGATGGGTCGACTATACGTCTGTGCCAGGTTCCGTCCAACTTTGTAATTGTCGAAGGGGCAGTTACAAGTAAAACGGATTCCTCCAGTCTTGTAGCGGATCTTGGAATATATGAGACTGCGGAGAATGGCGGGGACGAGATCGACGGCGATATGCTTTTTGACGGGGAGAGCCTCAATTCTTCCGCAACTAGTGATATCGACGAAATAGCTGTCGCTGATCAGGGAAAAGCTATTTGGGAACTTGCTGATGATAATGGAAGTGAGGATTATGATGCTTCCACAAGGCAAGTATTTGATGTCATTCTTACTGTAAAGACAGCCGCAACATCTTCTGATGAGACTTGTGTGCTTAAGATGCTTTTAGCTCGCAAAAGTTAGAAATCTATAGGGAGGGTCACTGTCATGTGGGGTAGAGGGGTAACTCCCTCTACCTTCTCCCCTCTCACGAAAAAGGAGGAAAAGTGTGGCTGTACCTAACGCTCCTACAGAAATCGTAAATCTTGCTCTCGATACAATTAAAAGTGAAAATATTAATGATATTGAGATACCGGAGGGCGATAAAATAGCAGGTGTTTGTTCCCGGTGGTATCAAGCAGTAAGACAAGATTGTCTCGAAGGGTTCCCCTGGGTGTTTGCTTCTACCCGTAAATCTATTCCGCTTAGGTCAGAAGAGCCGGAATTTGGCTGGGAAGACGCTTATTCTCTCCCTAATAACTATATATCATTAAATTTTATTGAAGAACAAGCCATACCACTATCTCAATGGGACTATACTATTGAAGATGGATGTATTTTTATTGATAATGGCGGGGCGGAATCATTGCCTATTGGTTTTGTTTTTGACCAAAGAGATTCATCTAAATTCAGCCCTTCTTTTAAATTGTATTTAGCTGCCAGTTTAGCTGAAAAAATAGTTTTTACTATTACCGGAAATTTTGGAATACAAACAAGGGTGTCGCAGGCTAAACAGAGAGAAATGCTTAATGCCAAAGCAAAGAATGGTAAAGCCAACCCACCTATTGCTTATAGACAAAGTAAAATGATAGAAGGAAGGAGAATTTATGGAGGGACTTCAAAGCTAGGAAGACTATATGGCCGAAATTAATGTCCCAATTTATGATTTCCGTTCAGGTGTTCTCACCCCAAAATTAAAAGACCGTCCTTCTTTAGACCTATATAAAAGTGGCGTATTGTTGGGGGAAAATTGGTTAACCCAACTTCACGGGCCGACCGAGTTTCGCCCGGGTTTTATATACAACCGTCCTGCCAGAAGAAATAATAAAGCTTGGTTTTTAACTTTTGCTTTTGACGACCAAGAAGCTTATTGTTTAGAGTTTACCGAAGGGTATCTACGTTTTCATAGTAATGAGGGTACTATAGTTGAGGACGCACAAGATATAACCGATATTAGTGAGGCAGATCCGGGAGTGGTAACTATAACCGGGCACGGATATGAGACTGGGGATGAGGTATATATTAAAGACGTTGAAGGGATGACTGAGGTTAATTTTCGTTTTTTTGTCATAACAAAAATCGATGCCGATACTTTTTCTCTTCAGGACCAAGATGAAAATGATGTAGATACGTCAGGATATACTTCGTATACAAGTGGAGGGACTGCCGAGCGGGTATATGAGATTGAAAGTCCTTATCCAGACGATTCTTTTGATAAAATAAAGAAAGCTCAAAAAGCAGACGTAATGTATCTTGACCACCCAAAACGAGCGCCGCGTAAGTTGATACGCTCAGGTATAACCGATTGGGAGTTGACAACCTATAGTAGGATTGACGATCCCTTTGAACAGACAGATATATCAGACATAACTCGAGCTGACCCCGGTGTCGTAACAACTTCATCAGCTCATGGGCTATCAACAGGCGATACTGTTATAATGGAAGAAGTTGAGGGCATGACAGAGGTTAATCAGGTCGAGTATCAGATAACAAAAATAGATAGTACTTCTTTTTCTCTACAGGATTTAGACGGAGACGATGTGGATACGACTGGGTTTTCTGCTTATAGTAGTGGGGGTATTTGTTTAAGAGGAGGAAATGCTCCGGCCGCTTGTGGGTTTTATGGTGGTAGGCTCGCTCATGGAGGTAGCGATAACGAACCCGACCTATTATTTTTATCTCGCAGTCCTGATCCAGATACCGGTCAGTCTCGATTCGATGATTTTACTTTGGGTTCTGATGATGACCATGCTCAATTTTATGCTTTAACTTCTGCCTCAGATACTTCGGTTGATAGGATTAGATTCTTTGTGGGAACACGTAAATTTCTTGGCGTAGGCACCTATTCTGGCATGTTAAAGGTTAATGGCGGTTCTGATACGACTCCTATCTCCGGAACGGATATAGCGTCATTTCCGGTCGATTCTTATGGTGTTGCTAATATGATGCCTGTTGCTTTTGGTAACGACATATTATATGTCCAAAGAGGGCGTAGAACAGTTGCTAGTTTTAAGTATACAATAATGAATGACGGGTATGAGTCTATAGATGAAAACGTGCAATCCGATGAGATAACAGAACCGGGTATACTTCAAATGGTGTATGTGCAAGGGAAGCCTAATAGAGTATGGTGTGCTATGGAGGATGGGTCATTATTATCACTTGTTTATAATCGAGGTGAAGAAGCATCGGCTTGGAATAGCCATACGTTAGGGGGAAATGGTAAGGTGATAAGTCTTGCTGCCGAGCCCCAAGATGATAAAGAGTTTAGATTATGGTTATGTGTTGAGCGTGATATTGAAGGAGTAACACGTAGGTATGTTGAATATTCAGCTAAAAACCCACGTATACCGGAAAGAAGTGATTTTTTCTCCGGAGTAACACAAGATAATCAAACATTAGACGACCAAAAGTATCAAAATCTTTTATTTGAGGCGCAAAAGAGGCAGGTACATTTAGATAGTGCAATGGTATTAGACACAACACAGGATATGGATTTGAGTTTAGACGAGAAAACCGGCGATGATATTTTGTTTACGACATCAGATGATTGGTTTACAGAAGATGATGTTGGGAGGATTATACAGGTTAAGCGCATATTAGGTGAAGAAGAAGGAACAGCTGTAGTAGTTGAATATACTGACGCTAAAAATGTAAAATGTAATATATTAAAAGACTTTTCTTCTGACAGTTTTAGTACGGGAGAGTGGTATTTTGCTCAGAACACCGTATCAGGACTCGATCATTTAGAAGGGGAAACTGTCCGCGCTATAGTTGATGGCGGGCGTGAAGGAGAGGATAAAACAGTAGAAAACGGATCGATAACTTTTGACGATTATGTAACTTATGCAATTGTCGGGCTTGTTTATGTTGGGAGACTAAAAACAATGCCTTTGGAACTACTTTTAAATACCGGAGTAACGTCCGGCAAAACTAAAACGATTAGTAGTATAAATTTAATGTTTAGAAATGCGTTAGGCGTATCATACGGATATGAACCGTATAATGTACAACAAATAAGTTTTAGGCTTGGCGGGCAGTTTACTGACCGCCCAACTCGTCTTTATAATGGAGTTAGAGAGGTGCCTGGATTCGATATTTGGGATAAACAGAGACATGTTTGGGTTATACAAGACTCATCTTATCCCTGTACACTTAATGCGATGGTTGTAAATACAGAAGTAAATTTTGATGACCAGGGAGGATAATGGCTAAAGAGAATTTTCTTAAAACTTTTGCCGGAGATTTTTTCAAAAAGAAGCCGGATATAACTTTCGGGTCGACTTTACAAGCGGCTGGAAGTATATTTAGTGGTGTCAGTGCTTATGGGGCGTCTCGACAGGCGGCTGAACAATTAAAAGCACAGGGTGCGGTTAGTTTTGCCGAATCAATACGGTCAGCTAATATAATAAGAGAAGAAGGAGCAAAATTTGCGGCAAAACAGTCATTACAATATATTGGGGCGGGAGTACAATTAGTAGGAACGCCTTTAATTACTACTGCTCAGACAAAGAAATATGCTGAAACCGAGGCTAGAGCAGTGGAAAGAAGAGGAAGAAATTTAAGGTCATTGGCTGATAGTCAAGCTCAGGCGAAAAAAGACGAAGGCAGAGCAGCTTTAATTGGCGGGATAGTCAATACTGTAGGAGCGTTTTATTAATGGGAAAAATAAATGAATACCAAAGACAAAAATTAGCTTCCGCTGCAGTCGGTACTCATGAACCGAGTCAAGCCGGACAGATAATTGGACGGGTGGTATCTCAATTTGGAGCTACTGTGCGGCAAGGAGAAAAGGAATTTGCCCGGAAACAAGATAAATTTTACGAATTGCAAGCAAATAATAAGCTCATGCATTGGTCTTTATCTTTGAATAAGACAGCGAAAGGGTTGCAAGCGGAAACAGCGCAAAATCCTTCGGCATATCCAACCAAACTTTTAGAAGAAGGAGAAAAATTAATAAATACGTATGCTGAAAATATAGAAAATGATGCTGTAAAAAGTAAATTTATAGCCGGAGCTAGCAGGTCTTTAAAGAATACGTCAACTCAAGCACTTAACTGGGCATTTGATAAACAAGAAGAAAATGCTTTGATAGATATTAAAGACTCTTTAGAGTTAGCAGTAATCGATGCTGGGGCTGGTCCGAGCTTTAATAATTTACAGGGGGCTATCGAGTCAATAAATGATGTTTTATTTGATATATCTGATCCAGATGTAGATAAAATTTCTGATTCAGAACGAAAGGAAATATATAATAAGACAGTTGAAAGGGCGTTTCAAGCTCATATGGCTGCTAGACTTGGAAACGAACCAGGCGCTTTATTAGGGGACTTAGCTCAGGGTGATTATGATAATGCTGTTCTTGGGGTAGAGAGAACTGTTGGAGATAAGACTACAACGGTAAATGTTAGACTGCCTATGACTGATAAATTAAAACGGGAGTATAGAAGTAAAGCGATAAAGGCAATAGATAAGGGCAACTACCAACAAAGACTAGAGCAAATTTTTCAGCAAACTGGTGAAAGTTTTAAAAACACTCTAGCGTGGTCACGAGGGGAGATAGATGTTGGTGATATACAGAAAGAGTTAGACAGGGCAAAGGCTGACCCTAATACAACTGCTGAGTATAGGGAGGCAACGGAAAATCGTTTAAAAGTTGCATTAATGCGAGTAGAGAATGCCGAAGACGATCCAAGGGTGTTGACTGATTTGAATTTACGAATGAGGAGGATTTCGAGAGAGATTGCAGAAATTGAAGACGTTGTGAAAGAAAAAGGCCCTGATGTGCCTAAAGCTAAGAGAAATGCAGTTGAAATTACAACGGACTTATTAAGATTAGAATCAGATATTCTTAAAGCGCATTGGCAGGAAAAATTATCCAGGTTTCATAAAAATGCGTGGATTAAAGAAATTTTGCCGACTCTTTTTCAAGGTATATTGTCCCAAGAAGAAGAGGGGCAAACAGGGTGGATAGCTAAGAAATTTGGCGCAAAGCCTTACAGAGATAAATATGGGAGCCATTATGTGTCTATTACAGATCAAGTGAATAAAATATCCGGTTTATCAGAAGAGGAAAAAGAAAAAATAACTGTTACGGCTTTTCGCTATTTTATAGAAGAAGTAATGGACCAGAAAGAAGCATCCCCTTATGAGAAATTAACTGATGATCAGTATAGGACTGCCGAGAAAAAAGCTATGAACGATATTAAACAGAGGTTTGACCCCTCATATAGGTTTTATAAAGTGGGAGATACCACTCCTAAAGGTGATAAGATTATAGGATTTAATGAGGCGGGGCAGCCAATAGTAGAAACGACAGAAGAGATAAGGAATGAAATACGAAGTGGAGCTAATTAATGGAAAGAGACGGCATAACATTACAAGAACTTGAAGAATATAGAAAGAAAAAAGGAGTTACTGCTTCAACATCTCCTATTGTACAGCGGGGTGTTATGACTGTCGAACAAACGGATATGTTATCCTCTGCCCCCTCAATCGATAGAGAGACCCCGGAAGGTGAAAAGAAAAGGTATAAGAACCCTTTACTTTTTTTGGGTGATAAGATGATGACCGATACATATAAAGAAAAGTTAAAACAATACCATGACCCGGATATATTAATGGAACATCCCGGTAAAGAGCAGGGGTTAGGAAGTGAAGGCGTCCATAATAGATTGGGTGAGTATATTCAGCAGGCAGGTTATCTTTGGTATGCGAAAACTAATACATATAAAAGAGAACTAAAAGAAAAAGAAGAAAAAGTAGAGATTGATGAGGTTCCGGATACTTTATTTGGAAATATAGGTTTTGACGAAAAGGATATTGAGGTTTCTCCGGTAGCGGAGAGATTAAGCGAGATGTTTGGTTTAGAAAATGAGGCCGAACAGCGCGGCTTAACCAAACTATTACAATATAAAGAGTCCGACACAATGAAAATGATATACGATAACGTTACAGAAGAGTTACCGGTAAGGATTACTCCGGCTATGCGGGAACGTTTGCAGACAATGTTTGGGGAAACAGAAATAGACGGTGTTTCAGTACACGAGATTGTAGCAAGTAATGTATTGGCCTCGGCGGTAGGAGCATTTATGGCCGGAGAAAAAGGGACAGGTATTGCCCTGGAAGGGGCGACTATGGTTTCGGACATAGTTCAAAAAGTTGCGGGGGTAGACAGACAAGACGCCCTAAAATTGGCAAAAGATTGGATAGCCTCTGCCGAGACAATGTTAGCTGATAATGCTATGGAGATGGGTGAGTTTACTGATGAGGATTTAGAGTCAGTACAGCGAATATCAGATCCTAGAGGTATAACTCAAGCTGTTGAAATGGCAGACCCCAAAGAAAGGTATCAGTCAGGGATAACTTATGCATTAGCGAGAGCTGCCGGTGAGGTGGAAAGAGGTGTATTAGCGACATTGAATGCTCCGGCTAGAATGGAAGAGATGAAAAGAAAATTATTGGATAAGGTTGATAATCCTGTTGTCAGGGGTGGGATAGGTTTGATAGCACGGGGTATGGGTTTATCGCCGCTACCCACATTAAAGGAGAAACAGCTTAGTGAGTGGATAGGGTTATTTGACCCTGAACAGTCTCCATTAGCTACTTTTTATGGGCCGGCAATGGAAACTAGAGCCTTTCGTTCCTTAGAGGCTAAGAAAAAAGGGTTAGGCGCGTATGTAATGAATGAGGCTGTTGAGGGGGCTTTTGATTTCGCTATGTTCATAGCCGAGGTAGCGTTGACTAAAGGTCTGCTTTTAAAAACAAAATTGGGGGCGTCGCTTTTGGGCGGGAGTGCTGTGATGACGCCTCAAAGACTAGAAAGATTACATAGGGTTGGTAAAGCCGGTATGACTTATGCGGCGTTAAGTAAAGCCCAAAAGGCTGCACAAATAAGCGCAAGTTTAAGGAACGCTGCTTTTATCGGGGCGTGGAAAGGAGTAACGACTACAGGGTCTTTTGAAGACAGAATGACAACAGGACTCTTAACAAGTTTATATTCTTCTACACCCTTAACTACCGGTCTTGCGTTAGATAAGATAGGATTAACTGCACCGGGTGTTGTTATTCCCGTACTTGTTGATTGGGCCCAAAACACTGCTATAACTACTGCAGTCAGTCATATTCCCGAATATAAAAGGCAAGGCGGGCTTACAGATGATTTTATTGCTCATCTTATAACTCAAACAATATATGATTTTGGTATGTCTGCTATGACACGAGGGCTTGTCGGCCCTGATAGGGCTATTAAGGCTGTTGAGGCAAGGTATTCTAAGTTGTATGACCAAGCAAAAGAAAAAGGAGACGTGAGGAATCCTATTACAGATGTGCCTATATCAAAAGGAGAATATATTGACTCCCAATATAAAAGAATGGCTAAACTCGATTCGGTTAAAGAGATTATATCAGCTTTTGAAAATGTTATAAAGAGAGGTGCATTAGAGGAAAAAGAGGTGCCTGGGGTAGAAAAGGTAGAAGTAGATATGAGGGGGTACGAAGATCCGCAGGTTAGGCAGTTCCGTAAAAGGCAAGTTAAAAGTGTTGAAAAAACCAAGCGATTATATACAGGTTTATCTGAAACCGATAGAAAGATTATGGACTTAGAATCCCGGCTGGAAAGAACCCCTGCAGAGGAGAAATCATTACGCGCTCTTAAAGGGAGAAGAACAAGACTGCAAAAGCAAATAGATGTTTTCGAGCAGAAAGGTGAGCCGGGGGAAACACAAAGACCCGACCCTGATTTAATAGAGAAAACAAGTAAGAAAGTTGAGGGTATGGTAACATTAACCCAAGACATAAAAAATCAAATACGCCAATTTAATCGTGGGTTTAAGGAAGGAAAAAAGATAACCGCAAAAGATATAAAAGCTTTTCAAGACTATACTACCCGTGTTATAGAGAGTGCTGATTTTGTTACAAAGGAACAAAAAGCGAGTATGTACAAATCACTCAAAAAGCTTTCTACCGAAAGGAAAAAGAGTTTTAGTAAGAATTTACAGTTTTTGCAGGAGAAGATAAACGAATTATCTGACGCTAATGAGACAAAAATGTATAAAGAAGCGACAGAGAGATTATTAAAGAAGGTTAAAAATCAGATAAAAAAAGGAAAATTTGATGCAGATACAGCGGATGCTTTTACTCACGCTATAAACGTAAATAAAGACCCGGCTTCTGCTCCAAGAGAGTTTGGCCCCTCAACAAAAGAACTATTAGCTTATGATATTGGTACTCTTAATAAATTAGGCTTATCTAAGTCAGAGGCTAGAGCAGTATATAATGACTTTATAAATACTTATAATAAAGGCGCAGCTACTAAAAAAGGCGCTAAGATGGCTGAAAAGGCCAGGATAGATAGGTTAGTTGATTTGGTTTCGATGGAAATAACCGGCAAAAGACTTGAGGATACTGAGCCATTACCCTCCGGTCTTCTGGAGAAGAGAAGAACAAGAACTAATGTTTTTATTGATATACTGCGAAGCAATAGGAATTGGCGTGGGCTGATTATTGATTTGGCCGCAAAGTCTAAAGAACCATTTGGTATGTCGACTCTTGAAAAATATACTGACACAAGAGATGCAAATTTATTAAGGAAAGAGCTTGATAAGAAATATAATAGTTGGAAACTTGATTTATTTGGCAGGGTGTTTGGAGTAAAAGACAGAAATGATCTTTGGGAACATGTCCGGAAAGAGATGTCAGAGAACATAAAAATTCCGTTAGCAAAAAACAGAACTGATGAGATAAACCGAACTGTTCTTAGGCAAAGGTATATGGAGCTGCAACAGCCGGAAGGGAAGAAACGTTTGGTGAAAGATAATCAATATACAGAGAAAACAATAGAGACTATAGAGCGGGAGATGACTGATAAAGACCTTCAAATTGTACAAGGTTTACGTGAGATGTATGATAACCTATATACGGAAGTTAACAGCGTATTTAGAAAAAGAAATGGGTATAATTTACCTTATAGAAAGTCATATTCTCCTTTTATACCTGATAAAGAACAGGCTGATAATGCAAATATGATAGACTTAATGCATTACGATATTCGGAAAGAACCGGTAATTGATAACAGATCGCCATTAAAAGAATTAAAAGGGTCAGCCGGTATTAGGGCTGTTGGGGATGTATTTCTTTACGATAGGTATAAAAACGATATGGGACACTATATTGCTTTTTCTCAAACAGTAAAGGACTCCAAAGCCATATTTAAAAATGATAAGATACGTAAACTTATAATGCAAGAACACGGCGAAAGCATGATGAAAACAATCGACTCTCAAATAGATGCGATAGCAAGAGGTAAATTTGAGACGGCTCAAAGAGGTTTTTCTAACAGTTTTAATACCTTAATTACTCGTTTTACGAAAGGACTTTTATTTGCAAAGCCAAAAAGGGTAATTATTCAGTCGTTATCTACAATGCTTTATTTGACAGATATGCCGGCTAAAGAATTAGCAAAGGGGATGCTAGACTTACCGCGAGCAGTTAAAACAGGTGAAATTGAAGTGCTAACTGTACCTGGTTTTATGTTTGAACGAGGGTTAACATTTGGCGATTTATCCGGTTTAAAGGATTTAGTTAATTCTCCCGAATATAGACGGTTAGGTAAATATTTGGATAATCCTAAAGTTGACCAGATTATGTCAATATTTTTAAGATACGGAGACAGAGGCGCTATATATGCCGGTGGGTGGGCGATGTTTAAGCATTATCGTGACAATTTAAAATTAGAAAAAGGAGAAGCGTTAGCAAAAACTTTTGATTTTATAAACGCTACACAGCAGTCGCAAGACATAACCGAAAGAGGGACAAACTTACAGACGGCAGACCCGATTAAAAAGTTTCTTTTCCGTTTTAAACACACACCTCAACAGTATTTTAATAATTTTACAAATGCATTTGTCAGTAGAGCAAGGATGGGGAAAACACAACTTGCAAAAACTTTAGTTGCCTATCATACTATGTCGTTAGCTTATGCTATTGTATCGGGTGGGTTTAAGATTACTGTGGCAAGCGGGCTTGCTTCTCTTCTTGCCGGCCCGGTAGGAGACGGGGTTATTCTTGCCGGTGACGCATTGAAAGTCTTTTTAGGATACGTTATATCTAAGGCAATGGATGAACCGCAACCCAATCAGATGTCAACTTTATTTGAGAAAGTTCCTCAAGACGTTACGAGTGTCATTAATCAAGCATCAAAAATGATGGATGAGGGGTATATGGGCGATGTCGATGAATGGGGAAAACTGATAAGAGAAATCTCAGAGGCATCTTATCCGATTACCGGCTCAGCGGGTGCCGGTGTAACGGCTGCGGCAGATAGCTATGAAGGGATAAGAGGATATATGGATTATGGTGAGTTTGATGAGATGCTGTTAAAATTTTTAGGGTATACTGATTGGCAAATAGATAAGAATTAAACCGGAGCAGAGAAAAAATGGCTATTGTTAATGAGGACACAAAAGTAAAAGTTAGTGGTGACGGGTCAACACGGGAGTTTAGTTTTGGGTTTAAGATATACCAAAAATCGGACTTAACTGTCTATCTTATTGATAAGGATACTGAAGAGATTGATGAGAAAACCTTAACTACCGATTATAAGGTTTCTATAGATACAACAGGTGAAGGTGGAACAGTTGAGTTTGTTACTCTTAATCCCCCCAGTTCAGATGAGTGGGTTTTTATGTTTAGTGCTTTAGACTATACTCAAAATGTAGTTTTACCCACCGATGGGGCGTTTAGAGAGAAGAAGGTAAGTGACGGTTTGGATAGGCTTTGCCGGTTAATACAGCAGGTAAAAGGCGAAACAAGTAGGTCGATAAAACTTCCTGTCTATGCAGATGAAAGCGAAGAGATAGTGTTTCCACCTTTATCGTCAGGGTTTCTTTATAGTGATGGCTCAAGTTTGAGTTTTGAAACCACAGAAGGAGGAGTGTTGGCGGCAGGCACAGGGATAGATATAACAGACGACCAAATATCAGTTGACCTAACCTCTGATGAGTTCTCTTTAGGCGGTGATTTAGATGCGGGTTCAAATAAAATCACTTCATTAGCTGACGGGGTAGATAGTGGAGATGCTGTTAATAAAGGGCAGTTAGACAATGCTTCTGGCGATTCAACCCACCTTGCTCAAGATATGCAAGAGCTGACAGACGATGCTAACATCAGCTGGGATATGGACTCTGGCGGTTTTGCTTATGTAACCTTAGAGGGGAATAGGACTTTGGATAATCCCACAAATGTTAGTGCGGGGGGGATGTATAGATTAAAAATTATTCAATCGGGAGGAGATAGAACACTATCGTTTGGGTCAAATTTCAAGTTTCCCGGAAATCAAGAACCTGTGTTATCAAGTGGAGATGGCGATGTTGACCTTTTGGAATTTATTGCATACAGTAGCACAGAATTATACTTAACGAACGCAATTTTCGATATTCAATAAGGAGAATAATGGGAAGAAATATAGAACTTAAGGGAGGTGCAATTTG